TTAACTAAACAACAGTTAGAGGATCTTAAGGAAAAGATGCTAATATCAATTCTAAAGGGTTCTATGGCTTGTAATGGGGTATATTTTAATAGATATAAGAACTTTAAAGGAAAGGATAAATTATTATGCTTGAAACAATTATAGCAGTAGAGATTGCATTATTGATTTTTTATTATGCAACAAACTAAATTAAAGGTTTTAGACCTTTTCAGTGGTATTGGTGGATTTAGTCTTGGCTTAGAATCTTTAGGTCAATTTGAAACTATTGCCTTTTGTGAAAAAGATAAATTTTGTCAAAATGTATTAAAAAAACATTGGTCAAATGTTCCAATAATAGATGATGTAAGGAGTATAAATGGAAAAGAAATTAAAGCAGATGTCGTTTGTGGGGGTTTCCCATGTCAATCAATTAGTATCGCAGGAAAACAAAAAGGAAAAGATGACGATAGATTCTTATTCCCAGAAATGCTTAGAGTCATTAAAGAGGTTAAACCCAGATGGATTATTGGTGAAAATGTGCAGAACCTTATTAACATCTCAAATGGAACAATCCTCAAAGAAATTATTGAAGGGTTGGAAGCCGAAAATTTCGAAGTCCAATGTTTTAATATTTCAGCTAGTTCACAAGGTGCTTGGCACAAAAGAGAAAGAATCTGGATTGTTGCCAACTCCAACGACAGACTCAGTATCGGAAAGGACAAAAAAATACAAACAAGGAGGAACACCATTAACAATGGCAGTTCGTCAAATGTACCCAACACCAAATGCAACGAATATCAATACTCCTCAACCAACCAGAGTAGAGCAAGTGAGCTCTGGAGGTTTTATTCTGCGGAAGAAGAACAAACCTCACATGACTTATGGAGCAAGACTTCAAGATGTAATGCACCATTTGGACAAGACTCCTGGTGGAACTTTGAATCCAGAATTCGTAGAATTCCTCATGGGTTATCCGAAAGGGTGGACAGATTTAGAAAAGACAGAATCAAAGCACTTGGAAACTCAATCGTTCCCCAAATCGCAAGAGAAATCGGAAAAGCTATAATAGCAGCCGAAACAAATGAATGAATATTTATGGAGATATGCGAACTTGTATTAAATGCAAAATGAAAGCTGACGTAGTAGAGAAAGGAAAAGATTATTGTGCTGAATGTTGGTTTCAATATTTTTCTGGCGAAACTATGGAGCAATACGAAAAAAGGCAAAACGAACTAGAAGAAAGGAGAAGAATAAAATATGAAGAAAAGTAGTGCGTTAGCTTATGTTGGACATAATGAGAGAGGTGACAGAGAAAAAGATGATTTTTACCCAACACCAGAATCTGCAACAAAATCATTATTGAATAGACAAAAGTTTCAAGGTGATATTTGGGAGTGTGCTTGTGGTAATGGTGCTATGTCTAAAGTAATGATTGAACAAGGTTATAATGTTTATAGTTCAGATTTAATTGACAGAGGTTATGGAGAAGTTGGAATAGACTTTTTACAATCAAATAAAAAAGTTGATAACATTGTTACAAATCCTCCATTTAATTTAGCAACAGAATTTACATTAAAAGCATTTGAATTGGCAAAACATAAAGTTGTTATGCTTTCTAAAATATCTTATTTAGAAGGTGTCAAAAGGAGAGAACTTATATTTAATAAAAATAAATTAGAAAAAGTTTTAATTTTTACAAGGAGAGTACCATTTAAAAAAGAATCAACGCAAAAATTAGCAGGTGGTCTTATGGCTTTTGGTTGGTTTATTTATGATGTTAATTACAATGGTAAACCTACTATAGATTGGATATGAAAATAACTTTAGACTCTAATGATGTTGAATTAGCTTATACAACAGCTCAAAGAAGGTTTATTGGTAATGTAAGAATGAACAAAGGTTTTTCCTATGGTTATAATAAAAATTTAAAGAACCAATTATATGATGGTTTCTTAGGTGCTATGGGAGAAATCGTATATGCAAAAGCCACAAATAGTTATTTTAATGGTTCTTATACTGACAACAATGAATTTTATTCTGAGTCCGATTTTCAAAACAATATAGAAATTAGAACACAAGACAAAAAATCATATAATTTTTTGCTTATTAGACCTGGAGAAAAAAAAGGAAAGTATTTTTTAATAATTAAAGACAACGACAAAGATTATAATTTTACAATAAAAGGTTGGTTTTTATATAAAGATGATTTACCACCTGAGAAACTTAGTAACTTTGGATTTTTTGATAGACCTGCTGCATATAAAATTGAAATAAATGAACTAACACCAATGGAGGAAGATGTCAGACAAGATAAATTTTAAATTATTTAAACCTTTTGGTTCTACCTTAGCAAAGTCAACACTGCCTTTAGAACTATTAAAAGATTTCAAAGAGGATTTAAAAAAGATTAGAGAAGACAAACAAAAACAAAAAGACCATGATTGGAGTCAAAGATTAGTTGGTGCAGTAAAAGAAGAATACTTAATTACTCCAGAGGTTTTATTAAAATGGAAAAGAGCTTTCTTTGATCCGATTATGGTTTCTTATACAAATGCTCATTTTAAACATGATAAGATAAAAAATATTTTAATTAATTCTGCTTGGTATGTAATACAAAAATCTGGCGATTATAACCCTATGCACAACCACTCTGAATATGTCAAAGGTAATTATACTTTAAGCTGTGTTGGTTATTTAGAGTTACCTGAGTCTATGAAATCAACTGACAACGCAAAAGCACATAACGATTTTAGCGGTCAAATAGAGTTTTCTGAAGGTTCTGAAAATATGTTTTCTGATAGCAGACACCGAATCAATCCAGAGGTTCGCCAATGGTTTTTATTTCCTAATTATTTAATGCACTCTGTATATCCTTTTAAATCTGACAAAGATGACGAAAGAATCTCATTTAGTTTCAATGCAACTGTAGTATTCGACAATGAATATAAACCCACAAATTGAATTTTATTTATACACAATATTGACTATTTTTGTTCTAATCTATATTAAGGAGATACTTTATGCTTAAACAAATCGGAAAAGAGTGGAAGAAGAAAGAAGAAGGAGGAACTTTCACTGCCGATCACCTATCCCCATCGCAGCTCAATATGAACATAGACCAGTGGCATTATAACTATAATGTTTTAACTGCTGCTGAACGAAAAAAGCTCCCTGCAAACTTAAAAATGATCTTCGGTGGGTTGGTAGGTCAAGCACTACAAGATTTAATTACTGAAAAATTAACGATTGAAGAAGTAATAAAAGGAAAGAAATGAAAAATTTAAAACCAAATGAAAATAAATTTCATAAGGGTAATAGTGTTGATGGTAAACATTATTGGCTAACACCTGATTATTTAATGAAAAAATTAAATGAAGAATTTAAATTTGACTTTGATCCTTGTCCATATCCAAAACCAGAAAATTTTGATGGTTTAACTTGTGAATGGGGTAAATCTAATTATGTAAATCCTCCATTTGGTTCTATAATTCATCAAGGAAAGAAAAAAGGTGCAACTGCATGGGTAAGAAAAGCAATAGCTGAACAAGAAAAAGGGAAAAATATAGTGTTTGTATTTCCTATAGATAAATGGATTTTAATGATGGTTAAAGCAGGTGCTGAAATAAGAAATCTTGGTGATGTAAAATGGTTAGCAACAGAAGATAAATCAGAAGGCAAAGGCACTGGAAGACATATTGCCTGTTTTATTTTAAAGGGGAAAAAATGAGTCAAGAAATATTAAGTAAGTTTGCACAATTACAAACTGAAAACAGAAACCAAAAGCAAGAACTAAAAAGATATTCTCAGATGTTACTTGCAAGAGATGAAGAAATTACAAAACTTAAAAAACAAATAGATGACTACCAACTTGGTGAAAAGATGGTTGCAAAAAACCAAAGCTATTTAGAATCTAAAGTACAAAAAGATATAGACCAGGTAAAACAAAATCAAAAACTACAACAAAGGAAGGATAATGAAACTAAAACCACAAACAGAAGAAAAAAGTAAAGGCGGATTTAAGGAAAGACGCAAAGAATGTCTTATGAAATCTAAAGATATTCCGACAGTAGATATTAAAGGAAAAAAATATTCTACTGTAAACGAAAGACATAGACATCTTTTGCAATACTTTCCTGAAGCTAGATTTAATGAAGAAATACTTTTCCATGATAATGAAAGAGTAGTTGTCAAAACTGAATTACATATAGGTGAAACTATTTATGCAGTAGGTCATGCAGAAGAACATAGAAACGCAAACTTTATTAACAAAACAAGTGCATTAGAGAACTGTAGTAGTTCGGCACTTGGAAGATGTATAGCAGCATTCGGTCTATCAGGTTCAGAATATGCTAGTGCGGAAGAATTAGTAAATGCTTTGAATAATCAAGGTACAACTAAATCAGTTTCAATTAAGGATGAAATAAAAAAGCAGACAACAGAAACTAAACTAACTGCTTTATATTCTAATTGGAAAAAAGAGAATGATTCAATAGAAAAATCTTTTGAATTACAACAAACAAACATAAAAAAAAATGGAGGACAAAATGTCAAACAATGGTAGTGGTAAGCAGAAGGATTGGGTATTGTTTCCTTATGATGCCAACAATGAAAAAGCCATCAAAATTGATTTCTCAGGTAATGTTACTTTAGACAATGGTAATAAAGGAACTATCTTAGGTGTCAAAGGACAATCAAAAGATGGTAATACTAAGTTCCTTAAAGTCTATGCTCAGGTCGGAATTTTATTTAAAGGTGATGATAAATTTACTGGTGAAATGAACTATGCCGAAGCTGGAGGACACAAAGGTTTAATCGGATGGTTAAATGAATCTGGTAATATTTTATCTGGTTATAAAAACGATCCTAAGCCAAAACAAAATAAACCGCAAAGTAAACAAATACCTTTTTAGGTGAAGATTGTTTACTTAATTTTAGCTCTTATCTCAGGTGAGGAAAGTTACATTTTGCATAAAATACAATTTGAAACAATCCTCTCCTGTGATGAAATATTTGATGCAGTAATTAAATACAAAGACATAGGAGATAGGACTTATCCTACTTATAAAAACAGAGTTGTATTTGCACATTATTGTTTAGATGAAATAGGAAATTATTATTTAGGTGTAGAATATGAATGACAATGTAAAATTTATTAACGAACTAGAAAGATTGCTAAATCAAAAACAAAATGACTATGGCGATTTTGACCATACCTCTTATGTGATGGTTGGTATATTAGAAAAATATTTATCAGTTTATAATAATGCTGATGTTAAAGTACCTTTAAAAGTATTTGGTTTATTTATGATTTTTTTAAAATGTTGGAGAGTTATGCAATCCAAAGAATACAAAAAAGATAACTTTGACGACATAAATGGATATACAGAACTATTGAGGAGGCTAGTAATAAATGAGCAAAAAAAGGGGTAAAAGACCGATGACACCAAAGATGTTGAAGCTATTGCAATTTATTAAGAATTACACTAAAAAGAACAAGTATAGTCCAACTTTTTCAGAAATGGCTATAGAGTTGGGTTATAAAAGTAAAAATTCTGTTTCTTCTTTAGTTAAAAAATTAGAAGAAAGAGATGAAATAAAAAGAGATTACGCAGGTTACAGTAGAAACATAGAAATAAATGGTCAAAGTAATTAAAAAAATGGATATGGAGTTAGCTGCTAATTTTGAAGAAATTTTTGATGGTGCAACTGTGCAAGAGGCAACAGAAAAAGCACATAATCAAAAAATGCCTAGTGAGTCTGCAAAAGTAAATATCACCGATACCAGACTTGTTAAGGCACACATTAAACTAATCGGTGAGGAGAATGATGAGCTTAAGAAATAGCAATGTTCGTTTATACACTAAGCTAGATAAGGCACATAAAAAAATTTTTGCTGCCAAAGACAAAGGAAGACAGTGTGTAAAAACTCTAAAGGCATTCAAAGAGTACAATCAGTTGTACCGAAGAATTGTCGAAGCTGAGAACAAAGATGCTAGATTTTTATATACTTAATTGAGTATATAGGAAAAGTTGCATTAATACTTAAGGGATTCTATACTCTAAATTAAAGGAAGGAAAAAAATGAGATTATCACCTAAAGCGAAAAAAAACCTAGAAGAAGACAATCAATTTTATATTGAACTTGGAAAGAAACTTAGACTTGCAAGACGAACTAAGATAAATGAGTTTACTGGTAAGGAAAGTTTTATAAGCCAAACTAAAGTTGCAACCGCACTTAAAACTACATTTCAACAAATAGGTAAATATGAGAAAGGTGAAAACCGAATACCTATAGTTAATCTAATTAAGATAAGTAAATTTCTAAAAAAACCATTGAGTTATTTTTTAGATGATTGGCAAGAAACAAATATTATTGCTGAACAATTTAATACTGCATTTCAAAAAGAATATGAAAGATTGCAGAAATAATGTTTGTTCCTGTATTAGAAAAAATTAAAAAAATAAATCCAACAACTAATGAGTATGATGAGTTTGAGCATTACAAAACAATCATACCTAAAATGATTGCTAATGGTCATGCAGCTCATCAAACAATAAAAGGTTTTGATACTTGTAAACCAGAGATAGAAGCATTTAGATGGTTCGATGGTGTTAATATTCCTGTGCATGGATATATAGATTTAAAAGGAGATACGTTAATTATTGAGGATAAATGCAAGTTTCCTAGAAAGGGTAAGATTAAAAAAGATGGCACTAGGTCTTGGTTTACCTCAAAGTTACCTGAAGACAAACCTGATCCATTTCATTTATTGCAAGTAGATTTTTATTGGTCAGTATTCAAAGTGCCTGTGTATCTTTGTTATATAAATGAAGAAAGTTTCAAAGTATTTCATGCAGGTAATTGTGAAGAACTAAAACCTGAAAACATAGAAAAAAGAATTCCTAAAATTATTCAAAGATGTAAAGTAAGACAAAACTTAATGCAGTTAAGCAACGATGCAAAAGTAATTAAAAACTATATCCAACCTCAGTTCGATCATTATTTTTGGCGAAACGATTTAGATGAAAATTATTTGCAAGATGCAATAAAATTTTACGAAAGTTAATTACCAATCAAAGTTAGACTTAGGTTTATCGGAGTCCTCTTTCATACACTGCCAATGAGCATGACCACCTCCATAAAAAGAAACAAAGCTATCTTGGTTCGTCATGTCCTTTTTACAGTAACGACAAATTCCTACGTCAACGATTATTTGTTTTGATTTAACCCAAGTCTTTTTCTTAGGTTTTGGCATAGTTAGGTTTCTTACCTTTTCTTGACTTTCTTTCAGCTTTCTTTTTTCTTGATACCGCAGCTCTCCTTTGAGAAGGACTCATTGCTCTTGCTTTGGCTAGTGGTACACACTTAGGATAGTTTCTTCTTTTCTCTTTACCTGAACGACCACATTTAGGAAAAGAACCATCGGATCTAGGATTAGCAATATCTACCCAGTTCTCTCTAACCCATGACCTTAATCCTTTTTTAGCCATTATCTTTTTCTTTTCTTAGCTTTCTTTTTTTTCTTCTTGCCACCAGGAGTTATCTTACCTGAGCATACACCAGAGGCATACATATTAGCATAAGCAGAAGGATATACCTTAAACTTTCTTTTAGCTGCTGCCTTACCTCTTGCACATAATTTAGCCATCTTTGAACTCCTTTAGTATTTGTAGTTTTTCTTCTGCATGAGCAATCTTTTCAATCAGCTTATCTGATTCGTCTATGTGCTGAGGATGCTCACCAATCCCTACACTGTTTTCTAAATAAATTTTTAATGTCGCCTCAGCTTCAGCGATCTGAGCTTCATATCTTTTTTCTAGTGCATCAAGAATAACTTGCCTCATGCACTATGTCTTTTTTGAACAGCAAACTTAGCAACTTTTACTGCACCCTTATGAGGTTTATATGTTCCTTTCATAAGTTTGTAAGAGTTACCTTTTTTCATCCAATGAAATCCTTTTGGTGCTTTAACTGTTTTCATCATACTTTTCTCTTTTTCTTTTTCTTAAGTGCTTTGAAATCTGCACCTGTTATCTTATCAAATGGTGCAGCCATTCTAGCAATCTTCATTTGTTTTTTACTGTACTTTTTATTTTTACCTTTAGGCATAATATATAACCCTCCAACATTCCCAACTGACTAGCAGTTACTCCTAATTGTTAATACTTTTTTTTCTTATTTTTCTTTTTAGTTTTTTTCTTTTTTTTCTTTTTCATATACATAGTTTTCTCCTTTTACCATTTTTTACATGACCAGTATCTAGCACTGAACACATCTTTAGCAGTAGCACATCTGTGCCTAGCTCTAAAACTCTTTCGTCTTGCAGGGTTAGACTTTTTAATAGTCATATTTGCATCCCCATATCTAATTATCTTTTCTTTGCCACCTTTACAAGCCTTAACGACAAACTTTTTGCCACCTGAGATTTGCCTCTTAGGTTTATTACACTTCATTTTTGACTTATCTATCGCCATCTAATTTTACCCCATTAAAGTATTTATATTCATATTCGACAACTCTGCAATCATGTTTTTTACGCATAGACTTTTGTTTGTCTTTAAATTCTATAGCTTTTTTCTCAGTTTCAAAAATTGTATTGGTAAACATTGTATGTAAATCGCTATTATTTTTCCATACAACGCAATACATTATGTCATAGTCTTTGGTTTTTTTGGAGGAACTACAGCTTCTTCAGTACACAAAAACTTAATAAATATTTTGTTTTTATTGACATCCTCATAACCAATTTCTTCAAGTTTTGCTATTGATTCATAGTTACCAGCTACCATACAAGAATAACCATCTACAAATAAATCTGGGTATCTGTAAGGTGGTAAACAACTATTTGTTATAGCAGAACACATTATTAAATTTAATACAAAATTCATTCTTTATCTTTTACTTTTTTTAATTGATCCTCAAGTTCAGTTATTTTTTTATTTGCATCTAGTAAGTCTTGTTGAGAATGCTCTAGTTTTTGCAAACATCTTTTGTTAGCAGAATCTTTAGACTTACCTGCGTCTTGCAATTCTGCAACCTCTTGTTTAAGGATTCTTACCTGATCCTTATATTCATTAATCAAATCTATGTCAGACATTTATTTTTTTTTAAATGTAGAAACACCTTTTATACCAAGTATCGTACTAAAAGCTCCCACCACCAATGCTTGATAAAAAACTGGAAGGTTAGAAAACTTATCAAAAAAAATATCTATCTTTTGTTGTATGTCAGGATCATCACTAAATACTGACCAAGCCAATAAAAGCAAAGGGATCGAAATAAGGATGAGGCAAAATTCGTCTTTCCAATCTCCTTTATGACTATCAATTACAGCTTTTTTAAATTCTACTTCTCCTGCTGCCATACGTTCAGCCATTTTTAATTCAGCTACTGATTCTAATTCTTTTGTTTTTCTTCTATTGGCTGCAATAGACATACCAGTTTTAATCATACCTGGTACTAATTTAGCTGCTAGATTTAACCACATTATGCACCTCTCATTTTTTCTGCTAGTTTTTTTGCTCTGTTAGGAGTTTGTTTTGCCCAAAGAGAATCCATCATTTGAAAACTAGCTTCACCATAATCTTCTCTATCCAAAGCCTTCCACATATTTTTAAATTTAGATACACCACCTTCACCAATTTGGTAAACCATATTAATAATTACTTGCTTTGCAGTGTTGTTAATTGATCTTTCTCCTATCAATCTTTCGGCTGCATCTAGTGTTCTTTGGAAATCTCTTTCAAAAACAAGTTCACCTTCTTCTTTAGAATATTCAACACCATGCTCATATTGATCTTCAGGTGTTATCTTATGTCCATAGAATATAGTATCAAAGCCTTCACTACATTTGTAAATCTTAGGCACATAGCCTTCACAAATCTTTATTTCTTCTTTTACTTCTTCGTACATATTTTTTCTCCAAGTTCATTGTTAATCTTATTCGCCATCGCCAAACAAAAGCATATAATTTTCTGCACAAATATTCTAGTTTTATCAGTATATATTCCATAGCCACACCTCATAAAATCCTTAATGTTTGCACCCCTCACAATTACATAGTTCTTGATCGAAGTTGTTAATATGTAAATCGTCTTTGCAATGACAATCGCACTTACAATCTTTACATTTCTTTTTTCTTTTCTTTGGTTTTGGAAAGAATACGTTATCTAAGTGTTCAGAGAACTTATCTAATAAACCAAAAAAACTGTATATAATTTTATCTATCATTCTAGTATTAATGCTTTGATTGATTTTTCACCCATGTATATTTCTGTTTCAGCAAGTGATTTTATGCACTGATTCCTCTC